ACCCGTGAGGTATATGACAAATCGGGAGGTCACGATCCCGAACTTGGGATTTGCGACGATTACGATCTACTCTGCCGAACCTATCTTTCCGGTGGAACCATGGTGCGAATACCACGGTGCCTGTATCTATATCGTATCCGGGATGACGGTTCCAACACCTACCTCCAGCGCAACGCCGAAATCCAAGCGAAGCAGAAAGAAGTCTCGAACAAGTACATCTACCAGATGATCTACGAATGGGCGCGGCGCAAGAGCCTGCCCATGTATGACCTGGGTGGGGCCATAGGCAAGCCCGAGGGCTTCCTGAGCGTGGATCTGCACAATGCCGATGTGATCCACGACATCAACAACGGATTGCCGTGGGCAGACAACTCCGTTGGCGTCATTCGCGCCTACGACTTCCTCGAGCACATCCCGCATTGCCGAGACAGCCGGTGCGAGCACGACACGGGAGCACATTTCAAGGGCCATTGCGTCGTCGGCCTCATGAACGAAATCTACCGGGTGCTGGCACCGGGCGGGTGGCTGCTGACGGCGTGCCCCGATACTTCAGGACGGGGAGCGTTCCAAGATCCGACCCATGTGTCCTTCTGGAACCCGAATTCGTGGTTCTATTTCTGCCGGCAGGAGCAGGCCAAGTTCGTTCCCGGGATCAAGGCGCGGTTCCAGCGCAACCGCTGCTGGATCGCCCATCCTTCTGAATGGCACAAGACGCATGAGATACCCTACGTCTACGCCGATCTGGTGGCTCTGAAAAACCAAAGGCAACCCGGTATCGTGGAGATCTAGATGCACCAATCCAGCTACGCGCTCATGGGTCAGTTCTTCGATGCCTACATCCGTCCCCGAGGCAGCGTCCCCCTGAAGATCCTCGATGTCGGAAGTCAGGACATCAACGGCTCCTACAGCACGCTCTGCACCGACCCGGCATGGGTCTACCAAGGGCTCGACATGGCCCCCGGCAAGAACGTGGACATCGTTGTTGACGATCCTTATCACTGGGCTAACGTAGACGATGACTACTACGATTTCGTCATCAGCGGTCAGGCGTTGGAGCACGTCGAGTTCCCGTGGGAGACAATGCGGGAGATTACCCGCGTGCTGAAGCCGGGTGGACTGTGCTGCATCATCGTTCCCTCTGCCGGTCCTGTGCATCGTTACCCGCTCGATTGCTACCGCTTCTACCGGGATGGGATGATCGCCCTAGCCAACTGGGCCAATCTGGAAGTGGTCAAGGCATGGACCGACGAGAACCCGAGTCCCATCTACACCGACTCGTCGCCGCTGTGGAAGGACTCGATCCTGATTGCGAGGAAGCCGTGACCAATCCCATCATCATCGGCAACGCCACGCTGTACCACGGAGATTGTCGGGACGTGCTGCCGACGCTTTCGATGGTCGATGCTGTCATCACCGATCCTCCCTACGGACACAACAACAACAACAACGGCGACTTGATCCATCGGTGGGAGGAGGCGCTTGGGGTAGGCAAGTCTCCTGATGAAGTCGCGCGGCCCATTGCGGGCGACGGCCCGGAGGCGAACGATCTGTTCCGGGCGGCGCTGCCGTTGCTGCATTCGATCATGCGGCCGGGTAGCTGCTGCTGCTGCTGCTGCGGCGGCGGCGGCCCTGACCCCCAATTTGCCAGATGGTCGCTTTGGATGGACGAAGTGTTTGATTTCAAGCAGATGGTCGTGTGGGACAAGGGACCGATGGGTATGGGGTGGCACTATCGGAGGAGCTACGAAACCGTGCTGGTGGCGCAGAAAGCAGGCGCTGCGTGCAACTGGCAAGCCGATAAACAAGACGTTGAGAACATCATCCGGCCCGGCCAGTACGGCATCCGCAAGATCATCCCGCAGGCGCACGATCACCCGACTCCTAAGCCTATCGCGCTGGCGTCCCACTTCATCCGGCTGCACAGTCGCCCCGGCGAAACGGTGCTTGACCCGTTCATGGGGCGCGGCTGGGTAGGCTCGGCAGCGTCGGCAATGGGACGGGGTTTCGTCGGTATTGAAATCGACCGTGAGCACTTCGACATCGCCTGCGAACGTATCGAAAACGCGCAGCGGCAGACGAGGATGTTCGCATGACCGTCCCCATGATCCTGGTCAAGAACGCGCACCAGTGCGGTCAAGTCCTGCCCGTGCGGGAGTTCGGCAGCGGCATCGTGATCGAGCACATCTGCGTCGAGCCGAAGGGCCACGATGGGGTCCACCGCGACATCCACGGGGCGGTGTGGGTCAACCTAGAAGGGATTATGCGGAAACGCGGGATGCAGATATGAGCATCAAGCTCGACCGCAAGAGCCTGAACCTGCTGCTCTCCTACCATCCCAAGACACAGCTAGCCCTGCTGTTCGGGGTGTCCCTGCCGACCCTGCGTAAGTTCGCCAACGGGGACGAACCCCACTCCATCGCCGTCACCGAATACATCAATCGGGAGATGCGCCGGTTGCTCACCAAGAGCAGGAAACAGAGGGAGAAGTAATGGAAATTGTTACGGAAACTTTTACCGACCAGCAAGTGCGATTTGCAATTGAGTCATTTCTGGAATTTGGGGAAAATAGCTATGGTATCGCTCACAAAGGATACTATTCCAACGGAGGATGGGCTGCTCGCTGTCTGAAATTTCATCTTGCACAGATAGATCCTACCACTCCCAATCGAGTGCAAACCCGTGCTCCTGAAGGGCAGGAATAGCCTTCCTGAGCTTGTCCCCGATGTCGGTGCGGTACTGTAGATCCTTCGGCACTTCGATGGAATCCCGGGCCTTCTCCGCTTCCTTCTGCGCCTCACGGACGGTATCCCCCAAGCCGGTCGCCACGCACAGGTAGGCCCCCGCAGATACCATCAGCCGCTCGTCCTCCAGATCGTCTCCCGGAGCCTTCCCGCTCATCAACTCGCACGGCGACAGGAACGCACGGTACGGATTGTCGTCATCCAGGTTGTAGACCGGAATCCCCGATACGTCCTTCGCCAGCAGCTTCTCGTTCGGCCACGGGAAGATCGTCATCACGATCCCAATCGCATGATCGGTCACGGGCCGGAAGGTATCCTCCCCATCAAGCAGATGACCCATCCACTCGCAGGGGTCTGGATGCAACGGCTGCACGATGTTGAACGCGGGCCAGCCCATGCGCGAAGTGAACTCCAGCGGGCGCGGGTTGCCGTCCTCGTCCACAATGCAGGAAACGTCGATGGAGCCGGTGTGCCCCATCTTGCGTAGCCCATCCTCGAGCGGCAGCAGGATCTCGTCGGCAAGGGCCGAGTGCTCGACATACTTGATCGCGGTCCCCTGCTCGCCCGTATTGGGTCCGACATCGCCGGCAAAGAGCTTCTTGTGCTCGAACGATTCCTCAATGTATTGGGCGAACCCGTTCTTGCCCATCCAGCCGTTGACGGCGAACTCCGTCCCGGGGACGAACTCCTGCAACATGAATTGCCCGACGTGCTTGTTGCGCTCCTGCCAGTAGCGCATCATAAATAGCATGTCCTTGACCGACTTGGAGACATAGGACAGGGACTTATCCTTGTCTCCGAAAGGCTTCGATACCATGCGTTCCTGCTGCGCGATGACGTACTTCTCCGCTTTCTTGTAGTCGGAGAAAGTCTCGTAGGGGATGGTCTTGACCCCGCACTTCTTCAGGAACTCCTGCCCCTTGCCCCGGTTCAGTTCCAGTTCGGCAGACTCGTAGGACGGGGCAAAGACGGGGAAACCACGGCGGCGCAGCACGTCCAACTCGCGGCACCATTTTACGTTGTCCGTCATCAGGATCAGGTCAGCCCACGATGCGGACTTCTGCCACTCCTCGTTCTCGATCTTCTCGATCAGGCCATCGCCAATCTTGACCCGCTGGTGGGTGTGCTTGTCCCGCGCCATGCACGTTCGCACATGATGGCCCGCAGCGGAACAGCGAAGCGAAAAATCTAGCCCTGAGCCGGTGGCATCAAGAATTAGGACGTTGATGGCTAGTCCCCTGTCGGCTCGTTATCGGACCATTCGTGCAGATCGCGGTCTGAATCCCATGTCACATCGTCCTCGGCATCGGGACCGGGATCGAAGCCTTCTTCGGGTGTGGTCATGGCTACTCCTACCGGGCAACGGACCTGCTCGGATTGCGCTTGTCGGAGGCATCCTCTGCGGCACCGTAGATCAATCCTCGAGCGACGTACTTCTTGACATAGCCCTTGTCGATGAGCTTGTCCATCAGCCTCTTGCCATCGGGCAGTCTCATGTCACCGAATATCTTTCGTGCCGTAGTCAGGCTCAACGGATCACTCACCGGCTTTGCCGCCATCTCCAGGATGGCCTCTGCCGTTTGGGGATCGTAGAGAGCCCGGGTCTTAGCACGCTCCACCGCCTGTTGTACCTTGGAATTGGCGAAACGGGATAGGCCAAGCGTGGCAAAGTAAGTGCTCCCCGTCGCGCCCATCTCCTGCGCTCGCCATGCGCTGATCCAGCTTGCCATGGTCTGCCCCGTCTTTTCCTTTACCGGGGATTCGGACATGAGCGAGCCTGACGACATATAGCGCGGATTCGTCATCGCCTCGCGCTTGGTGAAGTTGGCAATGGCTTCCAGCACGTCCATGTGCCGCTTGCCTTCCTTCGCTCCGAACGCGGCCTCGAACAGGACTTGCATACTCGACGGACCCTGTACGCTGCCCTTACCCGAAGTGACCAAGTGGAACAGCGCCTCGGGATCGTACTCTCCCGCCTTCATCGGATGCGCCTGCAAGAACACTTCCTTGACCAGACGCTCTGCCGCATCGCCCCCGCCCTTGGGCATGGCAGCAATGAGGGAACGCATCTTGTTGGGGTCAGCCAGCGCGGCGGTGAACATATCCTTGGCTTGGATGGGACCGACTTCCTTGGTGATGTCCATCCCCATCAATTCCTTGTAGCGGTCCAACTCCGCTTTCTGCTCACCCTTCAGTTTCAGTACGGTCGCAGCCTCACGATCAACCTTGTCGGCGGTCTGTGGTGTTCTTTCAAGAGCGGGAGCGTATTTACGCTTGAACGCTTCCAGTTGTCGCTCTAGAGCATCCGGCGTCTTTGCCATGTCTAGCACTTCTTTCCTGAACTTGTCCTCGACTGCAACGGAAAGAACTTGTCTTGATTCCGGACTGTTGCCATAGATGCGCTCGAAATCACGCATCCCAGTTTCTCCATCATTCAGGATCTTGGTCATCACGGTTTCTGACCGGACTGTCTCTCTGCCCTCGAACGCTCCACCCCTTTCCTTGCCCAACGCCTTGCCCATGCCTTCTTGGAATCGTTCGGCGTAGTCGGTACGGTAGTTCTCCCGTGCCGCCGTATAGGCTTGCTTTGCTTCGGGAGATACCTTTGCCTTGTCGATGCTATCAAGAATCTCCCGCTGCAACTCCTTCGCCCTGTTAAACGACGTGAAGTTTTCGGCAGACTTAGCGTTGCTTGCCGCCTCTCCGAATGCTTTAACCAGATCGTTTGCTTCCTTTAGGGACAAAGGTTTACCTGCGGCTTCCTTTGCGGCTTCCTGTGCCGCTTTCTCTGCCGCAAGTTCCTCGGGAAGAATCAAACCGGAAGCGGTCTTCGCTTTTGCCTCGGTCGCAGCCAGCATGTTCCTGACAACAGGCGGAACCTTGGTCGGATCAACCTTGCTGTAGAAATCGCGCAGAATGTCCACACCTTCCTTGCGAACGCTGCCAGCGGCAATCTGTGCTCCTTCCTCCGCGAACATCTGCTCTGCCGTCTGGTACATGGACGATGCCCGCCCATAGGCTTCCTGAGCGAGTTTGTCCCTTGCTGTCCTAGCCGCCTCTCCAACAGCAAATTCCTGAGATGGGTCAAGACGATTGAACTTGGCCTTGACCATGCCCTCTTCCGCAGCCAAAGCATCGACCTTGGCCTGCGTTATCGACTGAAATGCCTGACCCGCAGCCTTGATTCCCTCCTCGTTCGCCGGGAGCTTGGGCTTGCCCACCAGACGCTCATAGGCGTTCACGATGGATTGGCGCATCCCTTCCGAGCGGCCCTTCATCGTTGTCGCTTCCGACAGGCTTTCCGGCCTGCGCTCGCGCACCAGCGAGGTCAGGGTAGGAACCATCGTGCGCTCGCCCAGCCCCCATGGCTTCGTGTCCATCCCGGTCGTCGCCGC